GTGTATCAGCTGATTACGCCAATCCTGATAACTCAGCGTCAATATGGAAAAATACAGTAGCAGGTAAAACAATTGTCTAAAAGTGTTAATAATTTTGCTGGACTGAATGGTTTTGTTTGGTGGGTGGGTGCTATTGAAGATAGAGCCGACCCATTAGGACTTGGCCGTTGTAAAGTTCGTATATTTGGATGGTATGGACCTGAAATATCAACTCAAGACTTGCCATGGGCAACTCCAGTCTATCCTTTAAATAACTCAAAGACACTATCTTCTCCAGCAATGGGAGAATGGGTAGTGGGATTCTTCATGGATTCTGAAAGTGGCCAGTTTCCAATTATGTTAGGTGTTTTACCTGGAATAATACCTCAACAGGAATTTTACTAAATGGCAACATTTGATTCATTAAACATATCACAAACAGAAACTGATCCTAATAACTTTCAAAGGACAGTTGAAAAGTCAGCGCCAGTATTGCCTTCTTACATAACACCTGCAGCCACATCTGTGCCTAGATTAGGTCAAGGCATAGTTACTGGTTCTATCATTGCAAAAACAAATAACGAATTGGTTCACGTTTGTGATTTTGCAAATCTATTGAAGAAAAATTCTTCATTAAGAAAGTATCTCCTTGCACAATGGGAAGATATAAAAGAAGCAATTCGTGCTGTGTTACGTACTTTAGGTTTGAGTGATCCTTCTGGTAGTTTATCGTCAACTGCAAGTTGGTTAAGAGGTTTGGCCAGAGAAATCATAAACTTTCAAAAGAGAGTTATTAATCCAATTATTAATTTTGAAAAAGAAGTGATTGGTTATATTGCATTTGCAGAAGCAATGGTAGTCTGGATTCAAAGTTTACCAGCAAGACTGCAAGCAATACTACAAGGTTGTTTACTCAAGTTATTGAGTTCGTTGTTGCATTTGTTAGACGGTGCATTTTCAAATCCATTTAGTGATGTGACCAATGCAACAAAACAAGTTATTAGTGCAACAGTGCAAACGGTTGCATCAGTTCAAGTTGCTGTTGCAGCTGCAAGTGTGATATCACAACAAGCAGGTTCTTTGTTATCATCCAGTCAGCAATCAAAACAATCATCGGCAAACGTTTCAAGTGCATTGACAACTGCATCACAACCAACAACTGCGAACACTTCATATAACGATGTTGTTACGGCAAATAGTACTTTGTCTTTGTTAACTTCAACCATACCTTCAGCAAATTCTGTTGCAAATACGACAACACAAAGTCTTGCACAGAAAAAGAGTACACCCTGAGGATTTAAATTATGACAACAACCACGGTAACAAGACCAGCAAACGACAGCTCTTGGACAGAGCCAGAATCAGCAGCCAATACTGATTATCAACCAGTTTATCCTTATAATCATGTGACCGCAACTGAATCTGGTCATGCATTTGAGATGGATGACACACCAACACGTGAAAGAATTCGACTATCACATCGTTCAGGTACATTCATTGAGATGCATCCAAATGGCGATGAAGTGCATAAAGTATATGGTGATGGTTACGAAATCACGATTGGTGGCAAGAATGTATTGATTAAAGGCACATGCAATATTGAGATTGATGGCGATGCAAACATCAACATATTGAAAGACTTGAACATGCAAGTCGGTGGTGATTATACACTCGATGTTGCTGGTAACATGTTTGTTCACTCTAGAGGCAGTGACGGAATGCACCTATCATCAGATTCTGATATGGAAATTGCTGTCGGTTCAGCTTTACCAACATCTTTAGGTGGTTCATTGAGATTAAATACTGGTGATAATGTTTTTGTATCTGGTGATTTGAATGTTGCTGGTTCAATCACAGGAGACGTAATTACTGCTGAATCAAGACTAGGTACAGGACCAACTGGAGGTGTTAGTGCTGGTTTGGCTGGATTTACAACACCAACAGGTGGTATATCAGTAGGTGTGCCTGCTGGATTCCCAGTTGCAGTTCCAGGTTGCATCAATGCAATAGGTATAATCACATCAGCGGCAAGTGTTGTGGCACCGACTGGAACTTTTGGTATAATGAGTGCCGTGACAATGACGGATGTTGTTAATACACATTTGTATGACACACATACACATCCTGCACCAAATGGCATCACAGGCACACCAACAAATATTATGGTTTAAGGAAATATTATGGCTTTAGTAAATAACGCATCAGGTCTTTATGGTTCACTAGGTATCACATATAGTGATTCTAATATAGTCAACCTGTCTCAAGATACGCAGGATCACTTAAATACGATGCCACCGATGATTACAAGTTGGCAGTCACATGATATTGTTGCCAATAATGTTACTGGTTACACATACAATCCAGAAGCAAATGCAATTCACTTAATGAGTAATGCAGCAAATACAATATTATCTTTTGGTACACTTACGGGAAGTAATAGTGGAATAAATGTATTTTTTACTAATATTGCAGCAAATTGTCAATTTCTATCACTTTCTGGTACAACATTAACAACTAATGCACAGACATTCTTATATCACACTGATAGATTATCTGGTGTTAGAAGCATTAATGCTGATGTTGTTGCAAAAATAGATGTAACCAACTTGCCTTACTTAGATTCCGCAACTACGGCAGGCAAAACTTTAACATATTTGACTAATCAAACTGATGGTATGGTCAATAATTCTGTTATGTTGGCGTGTTTCAGTAGTATTTTGGTTGCAAATCAGATTAATTCGATGGCCAATACCATTGCAAATAACGCAAATATCATATCAAATAGTGTAAGTATATATTATGATATGAGTGAAGTGGCACACTATTCATCAAATTTAACGTATAACCAAGTTTCACAAATCAATAACGATTTTGCAAATGTTGTGAGTATGATGAGTACACGAGAATTGTACGATAAATCGGTATATTACAACATGAGATTGGCAATAAACAACTACAATACTACCAAATCTCTAGTAAACCCAGGCGAAACAAAGACATTTTTAGTAAATACTTTCATAGGAACTAGCAACGGAGTATCTAGAATAAATGCAACTTCCTAAAATTTCGAAAATTTCGCGGAGCCCCCTAAAATCTCCGGACGGGCTCCAAGAGTTCCTATTAGCGTTTTACTCCTAGGCTCTATAAATAAAGAATGGCAAACCTAAAGAATTTATACACAGATATTGACCTGACGTTTAATCGTTTACCGGTCACCAACGATATTGCTCTCAGTTATGATGAGCAGTCAGTCATTCGTGCTGTTCGTAATCTGTTATTGACAAATTTTTATGATAGACCATTTCAACCAACTTTGGGTTCAAACATCGATAAATTGTTATTTGAACCTGCTAGCGGTGTAACTGCTAGTGCAATTAAAGATGAGATAATAAACGTCATCAATAATTATGAACCTAGAGCCAGTGTAAATAGTGTGGTTGTTAATCCTAGTCCTGATACTAATTCTTTCAATGTGACCTTGCAACTATTCATAGGAAACAACACTTTGCCAACAACATTTAATTTAATTCTGCAAAGGTCGAGATAATGTCATCGTCAAATACTAACGTACAAATAACGGACCTTGATTTTAATAGTATTAAAAGCAATTTTATCACTTATTTACAGAATCAAGACACATTTAAAGATTATAACTTTCAAGGTTCTGCATTATCAGTATTGTTGGACGTATTAGCATACAATACACAATACAATGCCTACTATTTAAATATGGTGGCAAATGAGATGTTCTTAGATTCAGCATTGCAAAGAAGTTCTGTTGTTTCTCAGGCAAAAGCATTAGGTTATGTGCCTGCATCTGCTGTGGCACCAACCGCCTACATTAATTTTACTGGCCGTGGCATTACAACATCTTCTTTCACTATACCAAAATTTAGTAACTTCATGTCTGAAGCAATTGGTGGTGTCAACTATAACTTTGTCACGATTGATTCAACAACTGTACCAGTCACATCTGGTATTGCAACAATTACAAACCTAGAGTTGAAACAAGGTATACCAGTTAACTTTAATTTTACAGTAAACAGTACAAGTAATCCAACATACACATTTGAGATACCTGATCCTAATATTGACACTTCAACCATTCAGGTTCTAGTTCAGCAGTCAGTATCACACACAGCTTATGATGTTTACACACAAACACAAAACTATTTAACTCTAAACGGCACATCTAAAGTATACTTCTTACAAGAAAGTATCAATGGAAACTATCAAATAAGTTTTGGTAATGGTGTATTAGGACAACAATTATCAGATGGCAATATTGTAAAAGTAAGTTATGTGGCAACAGATGGTTCTGCTGCAACAGGTGCAAATAACTTTGTGTATATGAATAGTTCTCCTAATCTTGGTAGTTATGTCATAACACCACAGATTGCTGCATCACAAGGTAAAAATAAAGAATCTGTTGATTCAATTAAATTTCAAGCACCAAAATCTTATGCAGCTCAAGGTCGTGCAGTAACAAAAGAAGACTACATCTCTCTGTTGCAACAAAATAATTTAGGTATTTCATTTGATGCCGTGAACGTATGGGGTGGTGAAGAAAATAATCCTCCAATTTATGGCCAAGTCTTTATGAGTTTGAAACCAACAGGCGGATATGTGTTGACTGAAACACAGAAGCAAAGACTGATTCAAAATACTATCAAACCATATTCAGTTTTAACTGTTGAACCTACAATTGTGGATCCAGATTACACATACTTACAAATCACATGTAATGTACTATATGATCCTAAGAAAACAACATTGAATGCTGGCAGTATTCAAAATGTAGTTGCAAATGCTATCAATAACTTTGCATTGTCAACACTCAATACGTTTAATTCAACATTCAAGTCTTCAGATTTGGTAAACATCATTCAAAATAGTAATCAATCTATCATTACTAATGAGATATCAGTTAAAGTACAGAAGAAATTCTATCCAAAGTTAGGTTCAGCCAACAGTTATAAACTATATTATGGTGTGCCTTTACAACAAGGAACATTTTTAAGTGGTATATACAACACACCTTCATTCTCGTATAATGATCCAACTGGAACTATAAGTGATGTTTATATACAAGAAATTCCTTCTTCAACATCTGGCATACAATCAATATCAGTTATAAATCCTGGTTACGGTTATCAAACACCACCTACAGTTACTATCAATGGTGACGGAAGTGGTGCAACTGCAACTGCTGTTTTGAATGGTAACGGAAGTATAAAAGAAATCGTTGTGGTGACACCAGGAAGTGGTTACACAACTGCTTTCGTAACAATCACTAATGCATCAAACGATACAACTGGAGCGCTTGGTGCTGGCATTGTTAATTTGATAGGACAATTTGGTACATTAGAGTTGTATTATAATAATCCTAATATTGCATCAACTAAAGTAATTCTAAACAATAATATTGGAAGTATTGACTACACAAATGGTGTTGTTTATTTGAATGCTTTCAATCCAGTCAATGTTAATAATCCATTGGGTGAGTTGACAATAACAGGAACACCAACAACAAGTATCATTTCTTCTTCTTACAATAGAATTGTTACAGTTGACCAATTTGATCCAACAGCCATCATCGTTAACGTTACTGCCAAGACATCATGATAACTAACGGCAAAAAACCATCGATACTTGTACAGTCACAACTTCCTGCATTTATTGGAGAAGATCCACAGTATGCAAACTTTGTGGCCTTTTTACAGGCATACTACGAATGGATGGAACAAGATGGTAATGTAGTAGATGCAACTAAAAATCTATTGAGTTATAAAGATGTTGACACAACAACATCTCAATTCATGCAATATTTTATCAATGATTTTATACCTTATTTCCCACAAGGTTCATTGATAAATGAAGCGACTGCAATCAAGGCAGCGAAACAATTATATGGTGCAAAAGGTACTCCTGCAGCATATGAATTTTTGTTTAGAATACTTTACAATTCCAGTTTTAGTGTATTCTATACAAAAGATTCCGTATTAAAGGCATCTGCTGGTGATTGGTATGTTGCAAAAAGTCTACGATTAATTCCTGTTGATAGTAACCTAAATCAATTTCAAGAATTTATAAACGCAAATAATCTAAGAGTATTTGGTGAAACAACAAAGTCAATAGCCACAATTGAAAATGCTTTTTACAATAATAAAAAGGTTGAAGTTTTTATTTCAAATATTGAACGTTTGTTTCAATCAGGTGAAGATGTTCGTGTTGTTGACGCCAACAATCAAGATGTTTTAATCAACGGTCTACCTATTAGAGGAAAGATTGTAGGGCAGATTAGTCAAATTAAAATTGATCCAAACAATCGTGGACAATTATATCAGACTGGTGATCCTGTTATTGTATACAACGGTTTAAATAATGCAAATGGCCATGGTGCTTTTGCACAAGTTGGCAATACAACAACAGGTTCAATTCAAAATATCAAAGTTATACCTGATGCAAGAGGACACGTTGGTGGTTATGGTTATACATTAAGTCCAAATACAACTATTAATATTACAAATGCACCAGGTGCTTTTGCCATTGTTGGTTCTATTGATCCTAGTCAAGCAAACACGGCTAATGTGACTTTCTATATCACAGACTCAATTGATCCACATAAAAACATACGACTAAACGCATCTGATTTCCATTTTGCTAACTTGGCCAATGTAACTATCAATACTACCTTGGCGAATGCATTTACACACACAACACTTGCCACATATCCAATATCATCAGTATTGGTACTTAATGGTGGCGGTGGTATTTCTAAGATTCCAAGTGTGTCTGCTGTAACAGCTATTAGTGATGACATAGGTTCACCTGCAAACTTGGCTGGTTTGGGTATTTTAGCACCGATTCAAATATCAAACGGTGGTTTAGGTTACAGAGCAAACGATAAAATTAATTTTTCTGGTGGTTCTGGTTATGGTGCGTATGCAAACGTTGCAACAGTCAATTCTAATGGTACCATCACGGCAGTCTCATTTGTATATGGTAAATCATTATTCCCACTAGGTGGTATGGGTTATAGACCAGAAGCACTACCAAGTTTATCAGTTTCATCCGCAAATACACAGGCTTCAGGTGCAAGTTTGTTTGCACCTGGAGTTTTGGCAACTGGTGCTGAGTTCCAAGTTATTACTGATAGAACCGGTTCAATTACATCGATTAATATATTAGACCAAGGTGAAGATTATATTGCTGCACCTAATGTGTCGTTAAGAATTCAAGATATTGTTGTATCTAATGTATCATTATCTAATTTACCAAAATTAGGAGATAAAGTATATCAAGGTTCAAATGTTTTGATTTCTAATTACATATCAACAGTCAACTCAATATCATTATTGGCGGGTGATGCAAACCCATTGAATTCGTTGTACAACCTAAGAGTATTTAAC